CGCTCATATTTATGGTTGTTTATGGTTGTTTATAATTGTTTTTCTGCGATAAAATTGCAAAGTTGCCGAAAATCCGGTTCGGTTTTATACCGTTGCGCTGCCCGGCGAAAGATGTAAACGCATGTTCCTTCTTTCATTTTGAAACAATCCGCCGCGGTTTTGTGAGAAAATCCGTTGCAGCCCAAGACGTAGATCAACGCCTGCCGGTTGTTTAGTGCCTCGCTCGATCTGTTTTGCAGGTCGAATAATGACCGCGCGTGCATGTTCCTTGTGCTTGCTGGGTATTTTTCAAGCAATGCCCTAAAGAACCTAGTGGCCGTTGCCGCGATTTCGCGTTGGTCACATTCTTTCTTCGGCCCGGCTTTTCTGACGGGCGGGATAAGTATTGTTTCGGTTGTTTTCATTGTCATTGGTCCGCGTTTTTTAGGATGCGCGGCCCCCTTTTGCCCCTACTCACTGGGATACCACAGTCCGCGAGGAAATTTTTTTTGTGTTTTTTCTAAATTTGTTTTTGTGGCAATTCTCGTTGTGCTCGCAGTTTTCGCATCTTCCATCAAAATGACTTTTTGCTTTTACGTAATTTTCGCAAACTTCATACCAACCAACCCAAAGTGTATAATGGCATTTGCATCCCTTCGGTTTTTTATCGCAAAGTATTGGATTTTTTTTCATGTTTCGATCGTTGTTACTAGGTCAACTCATGGTTGATTTTGAACAGGTCGCATCGGTCAATCTTGCGGCGAGCTTTTCAAATCTTTCGTTCATTTTTATTTCCTCATCGAGCTTGGTTTGTATTTCGCTCCTCTTGCATCGCTGCCTCCAACTCCGCAGCCATGCGAGCCTCTCTAGCCGCTGCGAAAGGGCTTTCGAGGCGGGTGAGTTCAGCCCAGAGTTCGTAGTTTTCTTGCGCAAGCGAGCCATTGTATTTGTGGATTTTTCGTAGTTCGATTTTCTGGATTCGGATCAGCTTACGCGGTGCGAAGAACCACCGAACAAGGCGTGAGAGGCAACGCGATGGACGTTCATTTCTAGTTTGCTTCTTCATAGGTTGCGTGCCTCCACTTGGACGTTCCTGAAACTCGGCCAAGTAAATTCGAGCAATCCGCCGTCCTCGTTGCAGCGGTCGCAGATTGACGGCCCAAGCGTTGCTTGAAACGCCTGCGGGGTCAAGTTGGCGATCAGGATCGTCGGGAGCTTGTGGCGGTATCTGTCGTCAATAATGGCGGTCAATTTCTGCGCTTCAAATTCTGATTCAGCACGTTCCTGCACTTCGTCGATGACAAGTAGCCGGCAAGTGGCCAGGTTGTCCATCACTTCCAATTCGCTCAAGTTGGAGTCCCGGCGATACGTTGCGCGGATTTCGAGAAATATCCGCATTGCCGTCTTGTAAATGCGCTTCGGTTTCGACTTGCCGCGTGGAATTGCCGCCCTTTGCGCCAGTTCGCACGCCATGCGCGTTTTGCCGCCTCCGCGGGTTCCGCATAACAGGACGTTCCCTCCGCGCTCTACGACGCTTCTGGCGCGGTCAAACATGGCAAACCATTCGTCATGCGTCAATTCCTCATCATAGCGCGTAGGAAAGCCGTCCATGCCGGTATAAATAATCGGTGCAATCCTGTCGATCCTGCACAATGGCCGCTGACATTCCGCGCCTTGGATCTGCTCCGTGTCATCCGGCATTTCCGCAATCCTGCGGTCTAAAGACGATAGCCAGTCTGGTGTTAATAGTTTATTCATCATCGTAAAGATATGGAATTTGTTCAGTTGGCTCGCATTTCAATCTTTCGATGGCATCTGCAATCGCATCTTGTCTCCATTCCGGATCGTAACTACCAAGGGAGCCATAGCGATGAACCATGCAAGAACGCTCTCCATTTTCCCAGCTCCAACCTTTGTCAACATTGATCCAAAGCGTTGAATCGGATTTATCGTCATCTACCGCGCAATGATTAGCGGCTGCAAGTTTTTTCAACTCTGGCATTCTGTTTTTCTTATTTGCTGTCGTGGACATGCGCGTATTTTAATCAGTTTTTGATTCAAGTCAATACTTTTTTTCAACTATTTTCACAAGCGTCTGAGCGGTATCTGTTCTTCGATTCCCTTGTGCTGGCCGTTTGGTTTATTCGTTGCAGCTTCAGGCAAGTTTTCCCATTGCTCGTTTGACACCCAGATGTGGATTCCTTCCGCGTAGCCATCGCGCCATTTAGGGCATTTGTTCCATGCGTCGAGTCCGGTTTTGAGTTCTTCGATGGTCGGCTTGATTCGTAGCTTTTTCCATGCGTCGGCAAGTTGCTTTTTGCTTGAGCGCATTTTCCCGGCAGGCGGTGAATTACTCCAAATAAACGCAATTTCTGGAACGTCCGCTTGCGGACAAGATTCCTTTCCTTTCCCTTCCTTGTTCCATTCCCTTCCCTTCCCTTCCTCTTTACCCGCGTCAAGCACGCGTTCGTCACGCGTCAAGCACGCGTCGCAATCAACGTATTGCAATGGTTCTGGCAATTCTGACTCTCTTTCCCTGTTGTTGATAACCTGGTGGCGCGGGAATGTGGGAATCAGTCCATAATGCACGCTTTCGCACACGTATTTAGCAACAAATCCACGCGTCATCAACGCGTCAAGCACGCGTGAAAAGTCAACATTGTCGTAAGGTAGAATTTGCACTCCAAGTCGGCGAGGCTCCCACTTAAAACGTCCCTCACGATCAGCAGCGCACCAAAGGCCAATGAATGCCAAGCGCAACGGCAACTTGCTTTGTTGCTCGGCATCGTAAATTCCTTCATGGTTGAAAAATTCTGGTTTGATTGTTCTGATTCTCATGGCAATTTAAAAGGGATTGTTAAAAGCTATGTTGTGATAAAAGCTAAGTTGATCCATCGCGGTGGTGTTTGTTTGCGATACATTAAGCCATTCACCATCCCATCTGACTCCTAAGGCTTTTGATTTCGCTGCGTCAATCTCTTGATGACTTGGAGCGTCGTGATGTGCCACAATTGCAACACAATAAGCAGATGGTGACCTGCGGCCATGGATTGCATCGCAAACCCTTTCAATCATCATTCTCTGGCCCTTGCTCATTTTTGCTGCTGATATGTGCTTGAATTCAAATATGACAAAAAAATGATTATCCAACTCCAGTAATCCATCGACGTTTGAAGGCGTGGCATTTCCAAATCTGATTCCAGAAAAATCAATAATCTGCTTAGATCGTTGCGGGTATCTAATTTTCCCAGTGTCTCCAGTCATGAGTATGTTGCTCCGTATTTACTAAATTCTTCCACAAAAGCAGATTTGTTTTTACCAAAATACAAAATTGATTGTCCTTGTAATGGTGCGCCCGGATTACCATCAGGATCCAAAAAGCGAATTCTGGTTTTAGGAAAACAAACAGCAGACGAACAACTCGCCATGCGTTGCCACCATTGCGTTTCAGTGGCGTTATTTACTAGCACGATGGCTTGATTGATTTCTCCCGATTCATGCTTTGATGCGACAGCTTCAGCAAATTGACTCATAAGCGGTTGCGCGTATGGTGGATTCATCCAAACATTGCCGCTCCATTGCTTGCTTAGTCCATCGTCGTCTTTCGTGAAAATCACAGATGCTTGCACCATTTTGTTGGCAATCTCGCTACTTGCTGGATCCAAATCAATTTGTCCCATCACATTGCGCGCTGATTCGATAAATTGCGGTGGCGTGTACCATTCGTTTTCGCCGCTATTTTGTGCAACGTGCACGTGCTTCTTGACTTCTTCAACGATCTCCTTGCGCGTTGGTAGTGACGCAATTTCTTTTTGCGTATCGGCTGGCAAGTGAGCAATTTCGGCAGCTGTTGATGCACCGATCTTTTTGTCGCGCACGGCTTGCTTGAGTTCTTCTGTGCCCTCGTTGGAAACCTTGCGGAGAGCATCGTAGGTCTTGCCGGAAACGCCGATCTCGGCGGCGACGGCGTCGCGGGTTTCCTTGGTTTGCTCCGGTAAATTTTCCGGAACAGAATCAGCGGGCTTGCGGATCTGCCGTTCCTTCGCCTGGCCCGCCAAGATCTCCCGCTTGCGCTCGAGCAACGGCACCTTGTCGATGTTCTCGAGGTTGCGTCGGCCCATCTGGTTTCCGATCATCCACAGCTCCGCGGCTTGCCGGTCGGCGAACTCACGCTCGACGGTCTGGAACGTCAGGCCGTGCTTCGAGCAGATGGCGTGCCGGTTGTGGCCGTCAATCAACAATCCGCCCCAAACGACAAGAGGATCACGGCAGCCGTCGGCTAAGATGTTAGCTTCAAGCTGTGCCAATTCTTCTGGCGCGAGTGGCGGGATCAGTGCCTTAAATTCTGGATCAATGGTTAGTTTCATGTATAAATAAAAAGCCCGCCATCATTCGCAGTGACCAACTACATGCTCCTGAGAGCAAATAGAACTGCGCCTAATGGCGGGTAAGCTGTTTAATTTTGTTATCACGTTGGTCGTGTGATATTGTCTTGCGACGCGCCACTATTGCATCATTCAGGTTGCTTGTCAAGTTTCGGCAGCGTCATCATGAATTGCGGTGTCGAGTGATTCTAAAGCCTCCTCAAATGTTTTTCTGTATTCGCTAACTACTGGAAGTCTATTTTTCCATGATACCGCGGCCCGATAGCCTCGGATGTATTTCTGACAGTTCAGGTGCGCACCGTGTTCGATTGCTATTGTTATCCAGGTGTATTTCATGGTGTTTTCAATCTGCTGTTGTCAATTCTTTTGAATAATCAAAGCCAGCAATCTCTTCGATTTTTTCAGCGGTGTAATCATTCTGGCCTTGATCTTTTTCCAATGACTCCAGATCGAACAAATCAGGAATGCTAATTTCCGCTTCCATCGCAGCGCACCATCCTGCGCCGTCTGCAAAATATGATTTGTTCAGTTCAAACGCTATTCCTTTGCGTTTGAATTTCATGGCGCGATATGGGACTGTCATGATGCCGCCGAACGGGTCAAAAACAGTTTCGCCCTTGTTGGTGAATTGCAAAATGCAACGGTCAACAATGTCGAATTGCAAGGGGCAAAGGTGCATTTCTTGGCCTTTAGTGTATTGTTGAGCGTTGAGAGTCATCATGCGCGTTACATCCGTCCAGACTTCCTCACTCCATGATTGCGGGTGAAGAAGCATAAAACCTGTGGGGAGCATTTGCATTTCATCGCACCATTGCGCACAAGCAACGTGGTTTTCTAAGCTGTAAATTTGCGTTTCTGAGTGACGTTTGAAAAGCTGATAGATTTCCGCGTGGCTCAATCCCTCTAGGTCTGACTTTTTCAATAAACGATTGCCGCTTGATCTTGTAAATCCTTGAGCGTCTGCTTGCCAGCGTGATCTTGCGTATTTCTGTTTTGATTTGATAACGGGTTCATCTGCGTATCCCTTTGTCGAATCAGTCTGAGGCTTACGAAACATGAGCAAGTATTCAGGCATTCCAACGCCCATTTTTGTGCCATCCTTACATTGTTCAGTCCAACCTAGCCGGTATGTCTGAGCATTCTCCCTAACAACGTCTGTCACAATTGTTTTCATCCCCATGTATGCAAATCCATGCTTCAAGAAATGATTCATCGTGTGCATGTGGAAAGGGTAAACGGTCTGGAATCCTAGCCCTGTCATGCCGCCTGGAATGATTCGATCTTTGACGTGAATGCATGCTAGCCGCCCGGGTTTCAATGCTCGTAGCAAGTTAGGAGTTAGAAAATCCATCTGATCGAAAAACTCTTCGTTGCCTTCGCTGTGTCCGAAATCAGCATAGTTAGGACTGTATTCGTATTGCGTTGAAAATGGAATAGAAGTGACAATCAAGTCAACGCTATTCTCTGGCAATGCCGCCGTTTCAATTACCGTGTCATTGTTTACGATACGGTAATGCTCGCCTTGAATCTCTAGTCGATCCATTCCCATGCCTCGCGCCAATGTCCCCGCCATCGCTTGCGCTGATAGCCCAAATGTCTTAATAATATCGCTCATTTTTTTAGTTAATTTTTCATGTTGTTGCCATTTTCTTTCAAGTTGTTGGCGAACTCCTCTTTCTGCTTCGGAAAAAATAATATCAACTCTCACGGGCTTGTTTTGTCCAAAACGCTGCACCCTGTGAATTGCTTGGATGAAATCATTAAACTTGAATCCGATTCCAAGAAAGATTGACCAGTGGCAATGCCTTTGAAAATTGCACCCGCTTCCCGCGATGCGCGGTTTTGTTGAAAGTTCAGCATATTCACCGTTGGAAAAATCAATGATAAGCTTTTCCCGCAGTTCTAATTCCTGACTGCCAAAAACCGCTTTCGATTGTGGAATTGCTTGTTGTATTGCGTGGCGCTCATCCTCTAAATCGTGCCAAATTAGAACATGATCGTCTGGAAACTCATTGCGAATTTCTAGCATTTTATCGACTCGCTTTGTTAGTGATTCGCGTTTTTCGCGGCTTGCGTCTTGGATTCCAATTGCTGCATCTTTTAGCAGTTTACCTTGCCCCAGCTTATCGTATCCTGCGTTTTTGTGATCTGTCTGAACTTCATGCCAGCGCACTTGCAATGGAGGCATTGAATATCCTTCATCGGAGAATCCAAGGTCGCTTGGCCGTTGCACAAATAAAGCCCAACTGCTAACCCATAACCAGAACTCCTCTTCTTTGTGCGCGTGTAATGTCAACTTGTCAGCCTTTGTGCTATCTCGTTTAAAAAAGCGCGTTTTTGCTTGTGACACATCCATAATTCCCAAAAAATCAGCGTAAGCCAGAAGCTCTATGTAATCATTCGGCGACGGTGTCGCTGTTGCTACAAATCGAAACTGCACAGTTTTACCATCTTGGCGATGATTGCGACTAGGGCCACCGTCTCCGGTAAATAATCGCATGAACTCACGAAAGGTCTTACTGCCGCCAAATCCGCGCAAGACACTAGCCTCATCAAGTGTTGCGACTGAAAAATCAGCCGGATCAAGTTTTCCGTCTCTAATTGTTTCATAGTTGGTCATGTAAATTCTGTTAGGGTCGGTAGCCTCTTCAATTCTGCGAATGAATTTAGGCGCGTGTTCCCATTTAAGAATCTCGATGCTATCACGGACAAACTCTTGCCGCACTCCTAACGGTATAACAATCAATCCCATGCCTCCAGAAATGTCGCGTGTGATGCGAACTGCTTCAAGCTGAATGATAGACTTGCCAAGTCCGAAACTAGCAAAGCAAGCGCGTCTGCCTCCTTTCACCATCCATTCTACAATCGCTTTTTGATGCGGTTTTAAAATCGGATTGATTCCGCTTGCCTGTATTACATGCCCTTGCTCTTTTTCAATCTTAATTTTTGATTGTAAGAATTTTTCGTATTCCGTTTGTGTTTTCATAGTTGTTTTCTGTGCGGCCGCAATCTACGCGGCTAGTTGATAAAAGTAAATCATTTTTTTCAATCTTTGTAATAAGGCAAAATTTCCAGCTCAATAGCCGGTCCTTTGCTCCGCCTAGTGTCGTTAATTTCTTTCAGCCATGCATCAGGGTGTTTATCACTTTTGCGGTGATTGCAAGACTGGCAAGCAATAACCAAATTTGTTAAGCAATGCGCCCCGCCTTTTGCTATTGGCATAACATGATCTGCTTGGCATTTGTTAGGTGTAAATGCGTCCTTGCACCAATGGCAAGATACAACCGTTAAAGATTTCCATTGTTTTGCCCATTCCTTAATTGCTTTTAATTCACCAACGGGCGCAGATTTTTTTGCCGCTCTAATTCTCCCTTTTACAGCAATCATTATTGACGCTCTTTTTTCAGGGTTGTTTTTTGCCCATTCTAATGCTTTAGCAACAGACTTTCCCGGATGTTTTGCATCCCAAGTTTTGCGATACTGAGCAAGCTTGTCGCGGTTCTTGTTCCTCCATTGTGTTTTGTATGCTTTTACCTTTTCAGAATTGTTTTTACGAAAATTCCTACTTCTTTGCGTTTGCACTCCGGGATTGCTTGCAGCCCACTCCTTGTAATGCTCACGTATCTTTTCTTTATTTTTATCTCTCCAAGCCTTTGCGCTTGCGGCTTTCTTTTCGGGATTATTCTTTCGATATGCTTTCCCTCTTGCAATTTTTATTAGCCTTTTTTCCTCTGGCGTTAACTTGCTATTGATTGACATAATTAAAACAGGTTCGCCGTCATGGATTGCAGGAGATACCCACTTAAAAAGTGGCAAGCAATCGCACGACGGCGCATTTGTTTTGTGTGTTTTCATCTCGGTATCTACGAGTGGATGCAAAGCAACAAAGCTAAGTTAGTATAATATTAAGATTTGTCAAATTGATTTTCCGTATGTAGCAATCAAAAGAGCGTCAGCAATAGCGTGAGTCACTTTGATGCCAGGAAAAAGCTCTTGCGCTTTTTGTTTGGTAATATTCTTGTTTCCTTTTGTCATGCACCCAAGCTTTTTCTGCCATACTTGTGGACGTATTCTAGTAAACGGTATGCCAGCGGCGGTTAGTGCCATCTCAAGGTGCCCAAAACCATTGCCAAAAGTAAATGCTGATTTTACGCCCATCTGCGGCGATGAATGCACTTGCTCGATATAAGCGTGTATGTCCGTTCCTCCAATTCCAGCGTTCATGCTTATGGAAACAATTAGCTCCCACAAATCTTGCAGTGTATCAGGCATTTTCTCCACGCACGGTTTCCCGTCCGTGATCCATGCAATTCCACCGCTTTTGCCAGGGTCAATTCCGATAATTGTTTTACTCATAGTGTCAGCTTAATTGGAAGGACAATTGTCATAAAATTACAACATGGCGCATCAGGAAATGATTACATCATTCCTGTGCTTGGCTGTTCTGTGCAAGTTCCTTCATAACGCTGGAAATCTTCCAGAACCGTTCCTCATACATTGCGCGAAAGTCTTGCAATGAGTCGCCAAGTTTTTCGGTAAATTCATCTGCTTCAACGTAAACATAAAACAACGGCTTGCCCTT